CTACGAAAGCCGATAGAGCGCCGTGGCGTATATCTTCGCCCCCGGCGTCTTTGCTGCATCCCAGACGTTCGTGCTTGCGGAGTCCGGAGACTCGATGTAGGGCGTGCCGACATTGTCGTGCGTCGCGCAACCCGTCCAGCAGACGAACGTGTATCCGGAGACGGTGGGTGCCGTGATCTTCGCGGCAAGCGACTTGCCGGAATGCGTGGCTGTCACGCTCTTCACGATGACGGCAGGCGAGTTGGTGCGTGCTGTGCTCATTCTGCCCTCCTTACTCGTACAGGTAGAGCCCGCCGCCCTTGACCACGACAAGGCACGGCTTGAAGGGCACATTCGCTTCGGCTGGCTTGCTGGTCGCGTAAATCACCGGCGGCATCGTATACACGACGCCAGAATTGCCGACGCAGGATGCCTTCATTCCGAGCGTGAAGCCGTCGCGCACGGCTGGCGTGCCGATGGCCACGGCAGTTCCCTTGCTGCCGAAGTCGATTGGCACGACGCCGTAGCCGACCGACGCCTGCCACGTGGTGGCCTGCACGGAGTCCGTGAGCGTGGCCTGCACCTCGTACGCCTTGCTGGTGCTGGCCGCGAACGTCGCTGTCGCGGTGCCCGATGTGCCTGTCGTGGTGCCCGAGACCGTGAGCTTGGTCCAGTCCGTGGCACCCATCTCGCGGTACGAGATGGCCACCGACTTTGCCTTGTTGCCGCTGGTGGCGCTGGTGTCAACGCTCCATGTCACCGAGACGCGGGCATAGCTGCCGTTGGCCGCAGACGTGGAAGACGATGCAGAAGCCGTGCGGAATACGCTGACGGTGCCGGATGGCAGGATGTAGAGCCTGTGCCACTGGGCAGTGAGCTTCGTATCCGCATCTGCGCCGTAGTCCCCGCCAGCCTTGTAGACGGTGCCATCGGTGGCCTTCCAGCCGTCGAAGCCATAGCCGGCATAGCTTGGCGTGCTCTGCAGCTTCAGTATCGTGCCGTACCACTTGGTCTGGGAGCCGGGCGTGCTTCCGCCATTGCCGTCGTATGTGACGGTATGGTGCTCGAGAGCCGATTCCCAGCAGGAGCCTGAGCAGGTGGACGAGCCAGCGCCGAAGCCGGTATTCCACCAGACCTTTACCTCCCAGTTGAAGGTCTGGTCCCACTGCTGGCGGTTGTACCTCACTTCGGCATATCCGAGCTTCTGGTATCCATTCGCGTTTACGGCATAGCGCGTCGATCCCGAGCCTATCTTCGTGCCGTTGAACCATATCTCCCAGTTCGCGCCCGAGATGGTGTCGTACGAATAGCCGTCATATGCCTGAGCGCCGACCTCCAGCTTGAAGGTCTGGCCGTATCCGTCCCAAGAGGATGCATCGAAGCCGCATGCAGCCCGCCAATGGTGGTTCTGGTTGCCATAGTACCAGTCTGCCATCAGCTATCCTCCAATCCACATCAGCGTGAGGTTCGCGCCGCCGTTCGTGGGCACCCACTGCCACTTGCCCACGCTCACGTCCGTCGCGGCGAAATGGTCGGCGGTCACGAGCGACTTCTTAGCGTTCAGCTCCAGCAGCGCGTCTCCTGACTTGTCCTCGTAGCGAAGGCCCGAGTTCGTCTGCTTGGAGACGATGGTCGAGCTGCTGGATGCGATGTCGAGCTCCGGGTTTCCGTCGCTGTCCGTCGTGGCCTTTATCCAGCCTGCAAGCTCGCTCAGGCCATCCGAGACGCTGTTGATCTGGAGCTGCAAGCCGTTCTGCACGTTTTCGAGCTTTATGCTGACGCCCTGCACAGTCTTGTCCGTATCCTTGCGGGCGTTCTCTTCGGCCTCTATGCGCCTGTTCGCGCTGTCGATGGCGGTGGAGTTCTCGCCCGCTGCGGTCTGCGCATCCTTGGCCGTGCTCTTCGCATCCTTCGCCGCCTCGTAGGAGGTGCTCTTCGACGCCTTGGACCAGCTCTCAGTGCCGTCGGCGTAGACCGTGCGCTCGCAGGTCCAGAGGACCTTGGTGACGTCCGCCGTTGGCTCCGTCTCAGTCCACGAGCCGAGGCTTGAGGAGGACGTGGGCACCGTGGGCGTCGCTGCGGTCGGTGCGGCCAGCTGATAGTAGCGGACGGTAGCCAGGATGCCCGCGCTCCACGCGAGGGTGACCTGCGCGCTAGAGAGGACGCTCATCGAGCCACCCCCCCGACACCTTCACGAGGGTTGGCGCTTCGCTCTTATAGCTATGCTGCCACGAGACCACGACGTAGGATGTGCCGGCGGGCATGGTGAAGGTCTTGGAGTAGGGTCTCGCGGGTACCTGGTACCCATCCGGACGCCATATCTCGACCCCGTCAGCGTCGAGCGCCCCGTACTGGATCTGGTACTCGCCGCGCTCCTGATAGAGTGTGAAGACGTCTCCCTCTGCTGCAGGATACCTGTAGGCGACGCAGCTATCCTCTGGGTAAAGCGGCCATATGGTGGTATTTACTGGGCCGAGACGGTAGCCGTCGGCGACTTCGACCGACCCTGACGCGATGAGGTCCTCCGCCATGGCTAAGCCTCCAGCTGGGCGGTGTAGACAGCCTTGGAGCTCACGGACGACGCGGAGATGGAGAGCGTGGCGCCAGAGCCCACGGACGTGGTGCCTCCGTCCTTGTACCACTTGATGGTCCCGAGCTTGGCAACGTCCTGCGAGGACAGCTCCGCGCCTGCGCGGTACACGTGGGCCGTGAGGGTCGTGGTGCCCGAGGAGTTCTTGAAGACGGTGCCGTTGTCGGTGGTGATGGCCATCGTGATGGCGTCAGCGCCCGCCGCACCGGTGGCTCCGGTTGCACCCTTGGGACCTTGAGCCCCCGTCTCGCCCTTGGGACCTTGAGCACCCGTCTCGCCCTTGGCACCCGTCGCTCCGGTGAGCGCGAGGCCGCAGGAGAACTTCTTTGTGATGGTGACGCCGGTGCCGTTGACCGTGACGGGGATGGAGACGTCTCCTGCCGCCGTCATGGAGCTGGATGCCGTGATGGTGACCGTCTTGCCGTCCGTGCCGACCGATGCAGACACGCCGGTCGGGCACGAGATGGTTCCGATCTTGAAGCCGACCTCGTTGGCACCCTGCATGCACACGACCTGCGTGGTGCAGCTGCCGGGCTTGGCCGCGCTGGTGGTGCCGAGGAAGGTGTATGCCTCGCTCGTGAGGATGACGCTGTAGGCGTCTGTGACGTCGACGATTGATACCTGGTCCGCTGCCTTTACTGCCATGTTTATTCCTTACTTAGTCCGTGATTATCTCTGCCTTGAAGGTGCATTTCACCGACACGTCGTTCGGCGTGACGGTGAGCGTGAAGCCGTCATCCGAGAGCATCGGGTCGGAGTCAGCGAGGCTCACCCAGTCGGTGTCGCCCTCGCGCAGGACGTACCACCTGATTCGCGCTGTCGCGTCCAGCATGGCCTGCCTGAGCGCCGTCAGCGTCGTGAGCTCCTGCCCGCGCTTGTAGCAGCGGACGGTGAGGACGGTCGAGACCTCGGAGTTCTTGAAGACGGTGCCGCGCGAGGAGTCGATGCGCAGGGTCACGAGGTCCTTCGTCTCGGCGACAGCCTTTGCCGCATCGCTCTTCGCTGCACCTGCATCGTCCCTTGCCTGGCTTGCATCGCTTGTGGCCTGGTCTACGGCATCTCGGGTGCGGTCGCCGCCTCCGATGACTCCGGTCACGGTCGGTCTCCTTGCAGACCCTTCGGCACCATCGATGGACACGCGCACCGTGTCTCCAGCGCGGACGTCCACTGTGGTCGGGATCTCTACCGCCTGCTGGCCATCCTGGGATACGGTAGTTCCTCCGAGGTCGACCATGACGGTGCCGTCTGACGAGTCGGAGGCCGCGAGCGCAGCGATCGTTGTGGACGTCTGGCGTCCTGCCGATTCCTCCTGCCGCGTCCTCCCTGAGAGCATGGCGGCGACTTCGAGCTCAGTCAGCATGCTGGACCTCCCTGAGCGTCAGCTTCACGGTCATGTCGCCGAGAGAGACATCCACTTCCTTGGCGAGGTATCTCGCCTGGCGTCCCGACGTGTCCGCATACTGCACGATATCTCCCTCGTGGACAGGGAAGTACATGCACGAGATCTGCCGCTCCTTCGCGACATCCGAATCTGTTCCGATATACGTAAGGGCAAGATCGTGCGCACGCTGCCATGTCTCAGGCTGCATGTCGCTTGCATCATGCATGGCGGCCTTGAGCCACCCGCGCCTCTGCGGAGATGCAAGGCTCCCCTGCTCCACGTCGACGGACGCTGCGATGGTGCTGTCCTGCCCCATGCTGTGCCTGACGATCGAGCGGCCGGCTGCATCGCCGAAGGACGTCGTGAGCCTGTCCTCGTCGGCAAGGACGATCGTCCTGGACGAGCGCGCATCGAGTATCCAGTCGGGCTCGCGCCTGGATGGCGCGACATAGGCGCCGAGCGTGATCCTGCCATGCCCATCGACATCGATGCGCCCGCCGCAGGATTCTGCGATGCCGAAGAGGTCCGAGAGGAAGGTATCCCCCACGTCGTGCACGACCGTCTGGCCGTATCTGTGGTCAGGCGCGCCGGGAAGGATCGTCCCCTCCTTGCCGGTGATGCGCATGACGGCGCGGAACGCATCGTGGGCGGTGGAGCCCGCGCCGAACGTTACGACCCAGTCCACCATATCCTCGGAAAGGCCCCAGAGGACGGACCTGCAGCTGAGGTCCGTCGTGGCCATGCCGTCCTGCTGCGTCTCCTCTATGCTGTCGGCGAGGAATGTCCCCAGCTCTGCCCGGTATCCGTAATCGGGGCACTCGTGCACGATGCGGAGCCAGTGCACGTCGCTGTCCCAGGAGCCCATGTGCCGTATCGATGCCGTCGATCTTGCATCGGTGTAGTAGCCCTCCGTTATGGAGCAGCCATCCAGCGCAAGCCCCTCTACCGTTCCATCGATCGTGTCGAGGGCATGCGGGTCGACGCGCTGGACATATACCGTGTCACGCCTCGCGCCATCCTCCCACATCGTCAGGTCCTTGGCCATCAGAGCGCCTCCTCTCCCTGCGTGACAGTCACATCGATGTATCCGGCATCATCGCGCGGCATGTCGACGCCGGTGACGGCAACGGTGGCCACGATGCCTGACGGATCGCGGTACAGCGCATGGTGCGCCACGGCGAGGGCGCGGAACGCCTCCTCGCCGGACCATGCAGCCGTCTCGTCCTCGAGGATCGTCGCCTGCACGTCGAGTCCCCGCTCGGATACGGAGCCGAACCGATGGACCGGCCTGTCCCTTCCGGTCGTGGACAGGCTCGTCGAGGATGGCTTCCAGCTCTCGCTCCGTTTCGGCACGGAGCCCCTTCCGGTCCTCGCGATTGCGGCCTTCCGCGTCCCGTCCTCCTCCGTCCAGTTCCAGACGAGCGCGCCATCGTCGATGGATGGCATCGTGTCCGTCGAGGTGCCCCAGGACGTTCCGGATGTGGATACGATGCAGACATGATAGGCAGAGCCTATCGGAGGCAGCGCCTCCCATGTGACCTTGCCGCCCTCCTCCGATACCTTGCTGAGGGCGACGAGCTTTCCTCCTCCGGCCATCCACGCCTCGTCCGTGTCGTGCGCTGACGCGGAGACCTCCAGCGTGAGGCGGTCTGTCTTCGTGTATTCCGGCGTCACGCTCACGCCGTGGTCCGCATCCCAGGCGATGCCTGCCCCTGCTGACACGGATGCAGACCCATGGTCGGTCTCCCAGGAGAAGGCAATCTCTGCCTTGGCTCCGTCATCGGGTATTCCGGACAGCTCTGCCGTCGGGATCGTGACGGTGCCTTCTGATGGGATGCCATATGCCGTGAATCCGTCCGGCACGATGTTCCTGCCTCCGGCCATGAAGGACGAGATCCTCATAGTGTTGCCGCCCCTGGCGTAGTCTGCAGCGTATGACATGAGGATGCCCTTCGGGGTCCAGGCGAGAGCGGTCACGCTGACGGATGGCCTCCATGCGATGCCGAAGTCGTGGGAGCCTCCGGGGCCGCATGCGAAGAGGCCCGCATTCCCCTGCCAGTCGGATTCGCATCTCCTGACCTGCACCTGGATGCCAAGCCAGTCGATGGCCCTGTTGTCGGGCACGAGGCTCCCCAGCGGCAGAGGCGCCGCATGGACGCCTCCATCCTTCGTGACGAGCGTGGGGCGCCATTCCCTGCCCCATCCCTCGTTTGCCATCGACCCGTCCGGGACGGACCTCCAGGGCCCCCATTCCTGTGCTGCCTTGCCGGGCGTCCTCGTCTGGGCGCGCCAGCGCACCTCCCAGTCGGTGCCGGAGCCGGTCCAGCTGACGTAGGCATCCCCTCCGGATGGCCGGTCCTGCGCATAGAGGACGGACGCAGCATCGCTCCCGTCATCCTTCCATCCGATGCCCCTGACGGAGGGGGCAGGCAGGCCGCTTGTCGGCATGGCGCAGGGGATGAAGCAGAAGTCCTGCGCCGCCGACCCGTTCTGCTCGTATACCTGGAGCCACGTGCCTGGCACCTTATGCCCATTGCAGACATCGAGGAGCAGCGATGTGCCTTGCGCTGCATAGTTGCGCACCGTGTAGCACTGCCTGAGCGTGCCGTTCACCATGGCGGTGCCATGCGGCGTGGAGATCCACCACTGGTCGGTCCCGCCATCGTCTGTCGACTGCACGACCTGGTCTCCCTCGTGGGCCTCGCTGTGCGATACGGCAAGCTCCATGAGCTGCATGGAATGCGCGAAGAGGATCTTCGCGCGGCCGCTCGAGTCGTACTCATGCACCCATGCGACCTGGTTCCTTCCGTCGTCGACGCCGGTGCCGATATGGCGCGACGATATCATGACGCGCGCCCCCGCCGAGTGGGACGAGCCGTTCACGTCCAGCACGAGGTCCAGGTTGACCTTCGGCCTGATCTCGTATGTGCCGGTAGGGACAGGATTGGCGGGTACGAAGGCCCACATCTGGTCCAGGCTCGTCCCCTCGTCCTCCGAGAGGACGAGGTTCGTGTCGGAGACAGGCGTCCCCGTCCCGGACACCTCGACGACCCATGAGCTGTCCCGTGCCGGATGGATCTTGTAGAGCTGGTATGATGTGCCGTCGAGCGCCGCCGTCTGTCCGTCCACGGCTGCGATGACGAACTTCTGGGCATCGCTTCCGTTCGGATCGTACTGCCAGACGTTGTTCCCATGGGAGAGCACGTTGTTCATGATATCGAGCGCCTTGCCCGTGCATGCGAACGTAAGCGTCCTGGAGCCGTCGGCATTGGTCCATACATGCACATACGTTGCATCCGTCTTGTCGTCCGTGTAGAGGATGACATTGGCTCGGGCGGTGTCCTTCGCACCCGCGCTGTTCATCGTGAGCCCCATGGCGGCGCCGTTGTGGAGGACATAGGTGCCGTCGCTAGGCTGGCTGTCCGACATACATCCCCCTTCCGAGCTGCATGAGGCGTGCGATGAGGTCAAGCGTCAGCTGCCTCACCCTCTCGTCGTCGTTGACCCTGAGGCCGTCAATGACGAGGTTGTAGGTGTTCGAGGTGCCCCCCGTGCCGGCGCCCATGTAGCCGAGCGACTCGCGCGCCAGCGCCTGCGCCCAGGGCCTTATGTTCGCCGACTCGTAGGGCACGATGGCCTCGGCTCCTGCCTCGCCAAGCACAGCCGCGCTCTTGGCGATTCCGCCCTTTGCGTAGAAGCTGATATGGGGCAGCGAGAAGTTTGCAGGGTCGAGGTTGAATCCGCCCTCGACGTGCAGCGTAGGCACATGGATGCTCCGGAAGACCGCTTCGATCTTTGACGGGGTGCTCTGGAAGAAGCCCACTATCTGGCCGGGAATCGACTGGATGTAGCTCAGGAGGCTCGAGAAGCCCTGCCGGGCGCCAGAGACGATGTTCGACCAGATGCCGGAGAAGTATCCGGCAATTCCCGAGAATGCCCCCTGTATCTGGCCTGGTATCCCGAAGATGAAGGACACGAAGCCGTTCCAGACGCCTGTCGCGGCCGAAACGATGCCGCTCCAGAGCCCCGAGAAGAAGCCAGTCACTGCGCTCCAGGCTGCCTGGATCTGCCCGGGTATGGCCATGACGAATGCCGCGAAGCCCGAAAGCTCCGCCGATGCGTCGCCTACGAAGGACTGTATCCCGAGAGTGACGCTCGTCACGGTCTCGACGAGCTTGGCGAAGAGCTCCACCGCATCGACGATGGCAGCAGCGAGAAGGTTCCCGATGGCGTCCGCGATGGCTCCGAGTGCCCCGACAAGCACCTGCATCGCCTGCTGGGTGGCAGGGTCGGCAAATACCTGCTGGAGGCGCTCGCCGCACGGTCCTAGGACTGCGATGACGTTGTTGATCCCCGTCACGATGCCGTCGAAGAGCGGAGACCAGTCGATGAGCGAGATTGCCTCCTGGATCTGCGCGAAGCCGGCGCCGAGTGATGCAAGGCCGGCCTGGAGGCCCTGGAAGTCGATGCTCCCGAAGGCGGCCTGGGCGGCATTGACGATGCGCTCGAAGGTGGCAGTCAGCGGCGAGATGTCGATACCGAAGTTGATGAGGAGCTGCCCCTGCGCCTGGTATATGGCATCCTGCAGCGTCTGCCACATCTGGGCGGCAGCCGCTATGATGCCGGGGCCTGCATTCGCCGCGATGTCCGCAAAGAGGCTTCCCAGGGCGGCCAGGATGGGCCCTGCGATGACCGGGACGGCAGTGGCAACCATCTGGGCGATCTCCGGCAGGCTGTCGACGATGCTCTTCCCTATCTGGGCTATCCTCGGGGAGACATTCGTGACGACCGCCTGGATGGACTCGATGAGCTGCGACGTGAGCTGGCCCATGTCGGCCTGGTCGTTGCCGAGGCCGGCCATCCAGTTCTGGAACGATGCCTTCGCCATCGCCCAGGAGCCCGCTATCGTATGCGCGGCCTCGTAGGCGGTGTCTCCGGCGATGCCCTGCTGCACCTGGATGTCGTGGATAGCCTGGACGACGTCGCCGAACTTCTCGATGGAAAGGTCTCCTGCCTTGCCGTTGGCCTTCTCCCAGGCGTTGGCATCGGCGATTAGGCGCTGCATCTCGGTCTTGGTGCCGCCGTAGCCAAGCTTGAGGTTGTCCAGCATGGTGTAGTTCTGCTTCGCGAAGCCCTGGTACGCGTTCTGGACGTCCTGCATGTTCGACCCGAAGATATTCACGTTGTCGGACATGTCTACCATGGCCATGTTGGCCCGTTCGGCTGCCTTGACGACGTCCCCTCCGAAGGACTGCTTGAGCGAGGACGAGAAGGACGATACCTGGCGCATGTAGTCGTTCGCCGAAAGCCCGGCCGTAACGTAGGCCCTGCTTGCATCGCTCTCGACCTGGGCTGCGGCCTCGCCGAAGATCTTCTCGATGCCGCCTGAAAGCTGCTCGTAGTCCGAGAAGCTCGAGAGCGCCTGCTTCCCGGCCGCTATGGCGCCCGCCCCGATGGCGGCGAAGGCAGCGCCGCCGACCTTGGCGACGCCTGACACGGCGCTCTTGATGCCCCTCCCGAGCTTGTCGTTGAAGCCCTTCATTGATGGGATGATGCTCACATAGGCCGCACCGGCCTCAGCATTCGCCATGCCATCCTCCGTTCCACCAGGCATCGAATTCGGATATGGGTATCGGGTCGCTGCCATAGACATGCCTGTCGTGCCGCTTCACGGCCCCAGGACGCTCTATCGGCTCCGGGTACCTCGACCCGAGGTCGCGCCTGGAGTTCGCCTGCGCCACCTCCCAGGAGATGACATGCATGGTGTCCACGGCTTCCGCAAGGAGCATCGGCAGCGATGCCGGCTCCTGCCAGAGGACCTCTTCGGAAGAGTCGCCGCGCACCTCGCTCGAGAGGGCCGAACTGGATGGCAGATGCATGACAAAGGCGAGGAGCATCCTTTCGTTCAGCTCCCCGCCCATATCGTCCAGGCAGTACCTCGTCCTGGTCATGAGGTCGTATTCGAGCGCCCTGCCATGCTGCGCCACTGTCATGGCGAGGGCGGCTATTCCCCCTCTGGGGCCTCCGCCGTCTCGCTCCTGAGCTCCTGCCATGCCTCCATGAGCTTCCGGAGGGCATCGAAGCTGAGATCCTTCACGCCCGGGGCATAGGATTCGGCGAATTCTGCGAAGGTGTCGCTCATCTCGAGGCCGGCATCGATCTCTCCGGCCTTCTCTGCCCTCTCGTATGCCTTGCCGAAGGCGATCGTCTCCTGCCGCGTCAGCTCCACAGGCACCGTTGCCGGCTTTCCGTCGAGCATGAAGTCGAGAGTCTTCCTCTTGGTTGTCAGATCGAGCATCATTTCGTGAACACCCCATCATCCGTGTAGATGTAGATGCTGTTGCCGGACGCATCCGGATAGCATGAGAGCGTGATCGGAAGCTTCACGGCATCGTTCGCGACGAAATCGATCTCGTCGATGGACGTCACCTGGCCGTTCGGCACGACGATGAGGATGCGCGCCTTGCCATCCTTCATCTTGAATGCCCACGCGCGCGCGGGCGGAAGGTCTGCCCCGATGGAGACCTTGATCTGCTCTCCATGCTCTGCCGTCGCTGGCGTCTTTGTGACGTGGTCCGCTCCGAAGGCATGGCAGAGCGACTCGTAGCTCATCTGCATCTCTGACCACTTGATCGTCGAGTCGAAGCTTTCGATGAGCTTCCGGATGGTGTTCTTGCTCCAGTCGGAGATGTCGTTCGTTGACCTGTCCATGGTGAGGGCAAGGCCATCGTCCGACACGTACCCCGAAGAGACGAAGGCATCATCAAGCTCCTCGGAAGCGGATGCCGGGAGCTTGCTTCCTACCGGGGCATCGAGGATTGCCCCTGTCGTCTTCTGGTCGGGAGCTCCGACCATGACCTTGGTTACATCGAGTGCGCCCATCGCACTCCTTCCTTCTATAGGTTCATGTTGACTTCGAGTCCGATATCGACCTGCCAGACGAACCAGCCGCCTTCCATGCGGCCGTACGAGAGGACCGTCGGGGTCTCCACCGCATTGATATGGCTGTCCTCCGGAGGCTTCGTTCTGCAGGCGATCGCGAGGAGGTTTGCCAGGAGCTCCGCCTGGTCCTCGGATGCAGCCCAGAGCTGCACCGCGAAAGCCGGCGAATCGTGCGGCCATTCGACGGCTCCGCCGGTCCTCGTGACCACCGCGAATGGCTCAGCGTCCTCCGTGGCGGCCGTCGCATCGTGGGGAGGGTATGTTCCGGCGTCGATCTCCAGGACCTCCTTCACCCATGCGGTCACGATCTCGAGCGATGACACGATCTCCATATGCCTACCTCTTCTTCTGCTGCTTTCCAGCTGCCTTCGCTAGAGTCTGGTTGTGGAAGTTGTCCCAGATCGCCGCCATGTTCCCGGTGTACACGACGGCATGCATGCGCCCCGTTCCTCCCGTGAGCTTCGCTCCATAGCTGGGGAGCCCGGAGAGCGCGCACGCCCTCGCCTGGACCTCGCGCGCCCCGGACATGCAGAGCCTTGCCGCTATCGGACCTGTAAGAAGCGTGTGGGCGAACGATGGGACCGTCACGAACCGGTCGAGTTTCACTTCCATCAGCCATCTATCCTTTCGAGCAGCGCATAGGTGGTCCATCGGCCTCCGACCGCTGCATCGGGGTAGGCGCATGGCTCTCCGACCACCCGGTACCATGCATTGCCGTCTGGCGATACGAGCGCGCCTCTCAGATGCCCGCTCCAGCCACGCGGAAAGTGGGCCGTGGCAGATGCCTTGGCGGCATCCGGACGCGATGCAGCGAGTTCCTGCGGCGTCCCCGGAGCGAAGAGGCATCCAGGGACCGCTATGGCATCCGCATAGGCGGACATCGCGTTTCCGAGCCTGTCCTCTGCCCCATATGTCCGCGTGCGCACCAGGAGCGTCAGCTCAGGCATCATCCGGACCAGGGCAGATGTAGCCTGCCCATGCCTTCCCTATGCCGAGAAGGTCCTTCTCGGTCTTGGTCAGGTAGAGATCGCCCGTGGGGTTTGCATAGCTGGCCGACCCAGAATATGGCGAGGCTCCCCAGGACTGCTGGGTCACCCCGTACCCTGCGTCTGACGTCATGAGCATCCTCGTGGCTGCCTGGCAGGTGACGAGGCGCAGCACGCCCGCATCGATGGACTCCGGGTCGATCCCGTCTGCCCTGCACATGCTGTCTATGGCAGCCGACACGAGAGGCAGGAGGGCTTCGGCCCTTGCCTCGTCGAGCGTGCCTGCTTCGGGCCATAGGGCCCTCAGGTCATCCACCGCTGCATGCTGCGCCATATCGGACCTCCTTAGGCTGCCGCCTTCTTGAGGACGGCGAATGCGGACGGGTCGAGAACCGCCCAGCTGTACACGACCTCGGTGCGGTATGCGATCTGGTTGAGCCTCTTGAGGTCGCCGAGGCCGTCCGGGTCGCCGGTCTCGATGATGTCGAGGCCGAGGTCGCGCACGATGCCCCACTTGATGAGCGAGAAGTCGCCCAGGATGGCAAGGACGTTGGTCGGGGTCTTCGCAAGGGCGCCGTTGACGGTGCCGGACGTGGCGGCCGCGATGCCGTCGAGCGCGCCGACCTTGAGATTGAGCGGGATCTCCGGATAGAGCCTCATGCCGGTCTCCTTGACGCGGATCTTCCGCAGTTCGTTCGCCCAGGTCTTGGAGAGCGCGATGCCGGTGACGTCGTACAGCTCGTTCACCTGGGAGACGAGGCTGTCGAGATCGGCGGAGGAATCTGCGGTCGCGGTGACCGACTTCGCCCCTGCGGTGAGCGCCGTCATGCCGGAGACAGGCGCTCCGGTGGACGGGTTGATGCCGTGGAAGATGCCGTAGTCGAGCGCACGTCCGATGGCGGCCGCGGAGGATTCCGAGATGGCATCGATGATGCCGAGCTTGGAGTCCTCGTCAGCCCACTTGACCTCGTCGTTGAGCCTGACGGTGACCTGGGCCTTGTAGATGGAGCCCTTGACCGGGGTGGTCGCGACATCGGACGGAGACTTCTCGGCGCCCTCGCCGACGAACTCTGCCTCGGGCTCCTTGGAGAACACGACATGGGTCATGTCCTTGAAGAGCGCAGGCGTGCTCGGGGAGAGCGAGGCGATGGTGGAGGTGTCCCGCGCCTTGGTCACGATCGCTGCCGCGACCTCGGACGGAAGGGTGATGTTCTTGCTTGTCAATGCTGGCATTTATCGAGCCTTTCTGTCGGTTTTTCCTATTCTCCGGAGCCGAAGATCTCGCGCGCGAGCTTCCTCTTGGCCTCTGCGAGGGCATCTCCCGAGCCTCCGTTGGCATCGAACCGCCCGGCATGCCCCGTCGATGGCGCGGACTTCGGCTTCGCGAAGGCCGTGATGGCCTTTGCATTTGCCTCCATCTCGTCCTCGTCGGCACCGAAGACGAGGCTCTCGGGAATCCCGGCCTTCTTGGCGACCTTCCTGCGCAGCTCTCTGAGCTCCGCATCGGCCTTGAGCGCCTCGACCTCCTTCTCGGCCTTGGCTGCCGCCTCCTGGGCCTTCTGGAGCTCGCTCTTGGATGCCTCCTGGAGCTCGTCGTAGGACTTCGCCTTGGCGGCGTTGTCCTTTGCGAGGCGCTCCCACTTGCGGGCCATCGCCTTCCAGTCGGTCTCTGCAGCGGAGCCGCCCTCTCCGGGCTCCGTTTCCAGGTCCTGCGTGTCCCTGGTCTCGTCCTCAGCCATTCCGGCTCCTTCCATCTCCCGCCATGCGGCAGGAGTCCGTGGCCATGCGGCCGCCTGATATGACGAGGGGCGCCATGCGGCGCCCCTTCTGTCCTGATATGTCCATGCAGAAGGCCGCATCCATCGGAAACGGCCCCTGCAATGTCTATGAATCTGTCTTGTGGATGCTAGATCTTCGGGATGAAGCTCGATACGTACCTCGTGACGATCTCCTCGCATACCTTCCTGAGGAGCGGGTACGGCACGTCGACCCTGGCTGCATCGAGCGTGCGCAGGACAAGCTGCCATACGCACTCGTTCTCGACCAGCATGAAGAACTCGCGACCTTCATCGGTGATCGATGCCTCTCCGCCGAGGCAGCATCCATCTCCTCCCTGGAACCTTATGCCGTCGTCGATGAGGCCATCGCGTCCAAGGCGCGCGAGCTCCTGCCTGATGGCGGCCTCGTCCCTGACAGCAGGCCAGAGGTCTCGATACTTAAGCGGATGTGCGCTTCCTGCAGCGGTCGCCAGCACCGCACGCATTGCGTCGTAATCCCTAGGCACCCAGAATCACCTGTACATTTGTTATGGCACGCCCGGCAGGTGCCGCCCCCGCGTCTTCGGTTTTGGAGACCGCTGCTCTGCTGTTGAGCTACGGGCGTTTGGGGTATACTTGATTCGACGGTGGATGGTCCTGCGCATAGGAACTTTCACCGTCATTGCTTTATATGGATTACTGATCCATCTTTCTCGATGAGCAGCGCTTCTCCAACTCCATGCTGTTTCATTCTTTTCGAGAGCTCACGCTCTATAGCGCTGTCGCTTCCCTCTAGATAGTATGAGTTCAGCACAACTTTTGCATCTTTGACGTCTCTCTTTTCGAACTGCCTTCTTGCCTTCCTCAGATTGTTCTCTATTGCTCTCTGGCTATTGCCGACTGGTGACTTAATCTCCCACCAATCCCCACCAATCTTCAGGTCGATATCGCTGCTTCCAAACGTCTTGACATCGAATCCGGCATTTCTGAGGGCGTCATGCACAAACAGGTCGCGCCATTCGTTCCCGCGGTCCACGATATTGTCAATGCTGTAGTCAGCAGCGTTGAATTCCTTGCTTTTGTGGAGAAGCCTCCCATACATGCTTCTTGGATTGTCGGAGTAGTCGATCGATGGAAGCTTCCCGTAGTAAAGCCAGTCCTTGTCACGAAGGCGCATGCTCTCTGTTACTGCCTCGCTCGCTTTCCAGTCCTTGCCGTCGACATGGCATCCGGTCTCGCGCTCGATGGCCTTCAGCCTTTCCAGGGCCTCTTCCGGCCTCCACCCTTCGACAAGCTCGTCGTGCCTGCTGCTCCCTCCAAAGCCTGGTACCACCTTGCAGTCGCAGTGCGGATGGTACTGCCCCATCTCTCCTGCGCTTTCACGCGTATGATAGACGGCTCCCCTTGTCGCAAGCATGAAGCAGAATGCGCATGTCTCGCTGCCGGTTGGCACGCGCGCGAACCTTACCCCTGCCTCCTTGTCCCTTTTGGCGTTCTTCATTATCGTGTTGTTAAGGGACCGCTTCATGCTGTTTGCCATAACGCCCGCAGCGGCATCGACAAATCCATCTACGTTGCCTTCTTCATAGAGGCCGGCAGCCCAGTGCATCTTCTCTGTCGCCCATTGCGCGTCGTAGGATATCTCCGTGACAGCCTCTTCGAGCTTTATCCCGGCTTCCGCTGCCTGTTCATCGTAGAAGCGCGCTGCCAGCGATGAGGCAGACTCGCTGTATGCTTGCGCCATCCCGTCAATAAGCTCGATTGCCTGCTGCCTTGCCTCGGCAGCAGTCGCGTCAGGATGCATGTCGAGCCATAGCCTGAGAGACTTTTCAGCGCGGGCTGACGCGGAATTCACCAGGAATGCTGATGCTTTCGAGTAGGCGTCGAATGCTCTCCTGCTTATCATCCGCTGCGTTCCTCCTGCTGTCACGGCCTATTGCGTGCCTGTGCCCAAGGCCAAGGCAATCGCGTCATTTGCCTTGCTCTTGCGTCTGTCGCTCCGGAGCTGCGCTATCTGCTCGTCGTCGTAGCCAAGCTCCCGCAGGGCCACGTCGGAGTCGGCGAGCCATGGGATTGCACTGATCTGCTTAACCATCGCGTCTGACTGGCTCACGACGGACGGCATCGACGGGTTCCGGAAGTGGACCGAGATGGTCCCGAGCTCCTGGGCCGCCTCCGCATAGGTGATATCCTTCTGTGCCGCCCATGCCATGCGGCAGAGGTCCTGCATGGACCTCTTCCAGCCGTCGATATAGTGCTGGATGTCGACGACCGCGTCCTCCTTCGAGGCGTATATGGCCTCTGCGGAGGACGGGTTGTCCGAGACGACGCCGAGCGAGCTCAGGGGGACTCCCGTGGAGCCAGAGAACTGGGCCGCCAGGGACCGCATGTAGTCGACATGCGGCTGCATCGACCCCTGGGCGAGCTGCCCGAACTGCGGCGTCTGTCCGTCCTTTGCAGGAGTCGCGGCGAATATCGCTCCGATATACGCCCCGAACGGCGTCTTCTGGATTGCCTGCATGGCTTCCTTGGAGGAGTTCATGAGGAACTTCTGCGGCGCAGCAGCGAAGGCTGCCGCAACCGTCATGTTCAGGAGCTCGCGCTCGGCATCGTCGACGTAGTTCATGACGGAGCGCGTGATCCTGGAGCGCCCGAAGGGGTTCTCGAGGGTCGGATGGTAGGCCACATGGACCATAGGTGCCCGTCCCATGGAGTGCGGATGGTACTCCGCCGTCCATCCTGCCGGGCCGTTGCGGAGGGTTATCGCATCGGTGTCGGTGAGGATATCGACGATTGATGGCCGCCTTGCCGAGCTATGGGGCCTTCTCTCCGTGGCCACGACGACCATGCCGGCCACGATTCTCCTCTGGGGCTGCGACCATATGGCGGATGCCGCCGTGGCAGGATACCCGGCGATCACGACCGGCTGCTCGCCGGCATCGGCATCGCCTGCGGTGACCGCCAGGAAGGCGCACGAGTGCCTGAGGGACGATGATGCCGTAAGGTGCACGAGGCCCTTCATCCCGTTCGCTTCAAGGATTGACGCGAGCCCTTCCTCGATGCCGTCCTCTGCCCCCGTTAGCGTGACGCCTTCGTACTGCACGCGGTCTGCCCACCAGTCGACGCACTTCGCGGCCCAGTCGACCCTGGGGTCAAGCTTCCGCACGAGCTCCTTCTGGACCGATATGCCAAGGTCCTTCACGCGGACATGGCCACGGTAGTACCGGTCCCTGAGCTGGTTTCTCTGGTAGTGCCCGGACCAGGTGTCGACCAGGGTGCGCACGACGGCTGCATCTTCCGGCATGAGGCCGTCGGCCTGCGAGATCTCCATTCCAAGCGTGAAGCTCATCCGAAGAACACCTCCATGCTCTCTTCCTCCTCTTCGGGCGCGGTCTGCGCGGCCCAGTGCGCGATGGCTGCCGCCTCGGCCGGCGTCGGGTTGTCTCCGCCGAAGCCCCAGCTGCCCATGCTGCCGATGCGCCTGCGCGTGACCGTGAGGACGCTCTCCGTGAGCGCGTCTGGCGCGCATCCATCTTCGGAGCTTTCAGGGCCCAGATACCATTCAAGCGTCCCCTCATGCACCGCATCGAGGAAGCTCTGGGCATATGCCGTCACTTCCGAGACCCTTACCTGCTCGATGTCGAGCTCTGGCATGTCCTCTCCGAGCGCCCTGCGCTCTGCTGCCACGCGTTCGATGAGCGTCTGCGCGCCGGACTTGCCGTCTACCCTCCAGATGGCCCCTGTCGTGTCATGCGCGATGGCGCGCACGAGGGCCGATATGCCATGCACGGTCGGGGCGACCTCTGCAAGCTCGATATGCATCTTCGCCCCGCACCTCAGGGCGACGGCCACAGCAACCGTCCCTCCGTCGGGCGAGAACTTCACTCCGTAGGCTGCGGGGGTCCCCTTCGGGGCCTCAGCCGTGGCGCAGGCTTCCCATTCCTTCTTCTGGATGAGCGCGTTCTGGACCTTTGCATCGAACCAGTAGCCGAGGTACTCCTGGGCAAACCCGAAGGCGCCGAGCCTCCTCCTGCCGACGCGTATGGCCCTGATGTCGGCCACTCCCGACTCGAGCGCGGGGTGCACTGACCTCCACCGCTCCTCGTCGTCGACATCCCCTATCTCGTCGACGCCCCATTCCCACCAGCAGGTGTCCTCCGCGCCTGCCAGGGCATCTGCCCTGAGCTCGCGGAAGCTCGTGCCCTGCGAGCCCGGGCGCGTTGGCGTCCCCAGATACAGGAACTGGAGGTCATGCAGGGCACCAGAGGTCGTCGTGGGCAGGATGACCTGCTCCTGCTCGGACGTGAGCTCCTGCGCCTCGTCGTACACGACGAGGTCGAAGCTATAGCCAAGCGATGCGGACTTGGTCCTGGTCGCGAAATGTATGGACCCTTCCGGCGCTCCTGGCCGTGGAGGCTTGAAGAAGAACGCTTCCTGGGCCGTCTTCGCAGAGCAGTACGATATCCGTGCGTTGAACTGCGGGTATCTCGCCGTGGGGTCATGCGCCTTCGTGCCCAGGATCGTGCGGAAGCGCCTGTACATCTCGCAGGTCGTCGAATAGTTGTGGTCCGTCCACAGCACGGTCGCGCCTTCGGCCATCGCCCGGTAGATGCACCAGACTATTCCGACGATGCTCTTGCCGCATTGCCTGGGGATGGAGCCGCCGATTACAGGATTCACGTAGCATGTGCCGTCATCCGACCTTGCCCCAATGTCGAGGAGCATCGCCCGCTGCCAGGGCTGCGCGGGATACCCGCAGAGGCCGCCCAGGTCGGCAGCCTTGCCGCCGCGCGTGTTGCCCTCGGCATAGGGCATCGTGACATGGATCCTCGGAGCGAGGTAGCTAGAGGCTGATGATCTCTGCGAGGCCAGAGCCTGCGCCTTCTGCATCTTCTCGAGCCTGCTCGCCTTCCCCTGCATCCATCCTCTCCATCTCCTCTATGGTCCTGCGGTACTCCGGAGCGAGCCTGGCCACGTCCGCCGGACCCGCTTCGAGGAGCGCCGCCCATATGAGGTCGCGGAGCCCCGCCAGGCGGTCATGGTCGCTCATTGCCTCCCGATGCACTGGAGGCCCTTCTTGGGCACCTTGGGACTGCATCGGAGTGTCACTTTTCAGGCCTGACTGCATCGGCGGAGCATGCCTTCCGGCATCCCCGTCCCGCAGGTGCATGTCGCGTATCTTCTTGTAGATCCCGCGCTCGCTCCTGCCCAGCTCGGAGGCTATTTCCTTGGCAGTCTTCACCTGCCAGTTCGCCCGTATGAAATCGAGCTCCCTCTGCGTGTATGCACGGGTGAATGACATATGCATCGGCCTCCGATGCAGCTTGTGCTATTTGACCTTCTGAAAAAATGGCCCTATGCCGCCGGGGGTGGCCCGCCTGGCCCCGGGAGGGGATACCGCCCCATCATTTCTGCATGATAATTAGTACTTATCTGGCTATTTGCTGCATATGCCCAGATAGATGCATGTTGCTGTTCATAACGTTTGGCACACTGCTGCCACATGCTAGAGCCAGCGCCTGGACCGGACGACTCGGTAGCCGGCAGCTCCCTTGGCCATGGACGCCTGCTCCATGACCCAGGCCACGCTTCGGTCCGACCTCCACTCGTTGCATGCCCGGTGGGCTGCCGCCAGGTTCGCGTGGTCTGTCGGAGATCCTCCGCGAGAGACCGGCACGAGCTCGTCGCACTCGAAGCTTCCAGGGTGGCCGGCAGGCAGGGAGTAGTCGATGGAGGCGGGGCGTCCGAACGCCTGGCAGATCCAGCATGGCCGCCCCTGGGCCCTGAGCCACGCAACTGCCTTCCGGCGTGCGTTGCCATTGGATGAGCGGATGTTTCCGCTCATCTTCCCCTGGTCCTTGCAATGTGCCAGGAGACAGGGTCGTCCTCGTTCCTCATGGCCTCCTCGATGCCCTCCATGGCCACAGCCTCGCGCACGCATGACCTCCTGCGTCCCAGGAGCCTCGCCACTGCCGCCTCTGCCCTTGCCAGGTATGGGCAGATGCCGAGCGCCCTGCGGAAGGCTGCCGCCATCGAGGTGTCGTACCTTGCTGCCATGCGTGCCATGTCCATGCGGGATACCATCGAGCCTCCCTACGAAAAGGCGCGCGGAGAACCGCTGTCCCCCGCGCGCCAGAACCGACGATGCCATATAACCACAAAGAGGCCGCGCATGGGCGCTCATTCCCGCTCATGCCCGCTCATCTTTCTGCATGGGAAAGGCCCCAGGCTTCTGTGCCTGGGGCCATGTCCTCTGCGATATGCTGCCTTTCTTCCCTACACAGCCATCCCGTTTTCGTCCATCCAGGCGAAGGCTTCCGTGGCCATGCGCCGGCAGTGCGACTCGGTGTAGCCGACGCTCCTTGCCACCTCGTCCCAGGTGTCCGCCATGCAGTAATAAAAGCAGACCACGTCGGCATGCTTCGAGTCCAGGCGCTTGTCGAGCCCGTCCTTCCCGGGCTCTCCGTAGAGGATTGCGTTGGCGCGGTCCAGTGCGGCGTATCGCTCCTTCTGCTTGTCCTTCTGGCCATCCTCATAGAGGATCCTGGCGTCTGTCGCCTGCATTGCGTCGGCATTCCCTCCGTGGCTTACCGATGGCTGGTAGCTCTGGGCATGCGGCTGCTCTCGTGCCTCCATGCGCTCGATCGTCTGCCTCACCCGCTCGGCATCGACCGAGCACTGCCGCACATACTCGAACCATGCCCTGCTTGACCTCGCCATCGATCCTCCTCCTAATCCGTCATCTCGTATTCCCCACACCAGTCGAAGCCTGATATGCCAGGCCATACAGACATGGCGGTTCCCTCACCTGATGACACCATCGCCGGAGCATGCCTATGGCACTCGTAATCGCACCAGTGCGCGGTGCTCTGCTCGCCATCTTTGACGCAGCAGACAGCAAAGCTCATGATGTAGAGCGCAAGCAGAATTGCCTGAGGGATGCCTATGTTCAATGACATTGTTAGCCCTCCTTCTTCGCCAGCTCGCGGATGCGGTCTGCGAAGCTCTGCGCACTGCCGGATATATTGCCATCGGCCCAGTCTTCCAGGTCTCGGGCGATGCTCTCCAAGCTGTCGGGCGGGGTTATGTACAGCCCGTCTACGTAGAACATCCCATCCTCGCGTCTTGCATCAGGGCTGAAAGCTTTCCAGTCCGACCAACAGCCATGCGCGTCGCATCTAAAGGCAAAGCTCGTGATATTCACCTTTTTGCCGTTCGCGTCATACAGCTCCTTGGTGTCCAGCGGCACCTCGCGGCCGTCCGCGTCCTTCGGAAGCTCCACCATCTCGCTGTCGATTCGGTCTGCAAGTGCGCTCAGATTGTCACAGTCGTATCTGTTAATTGATTTTCCGCAGTAGAAGTCGCACCACCTGCGTATCTCATCGCTAATCTTCATCGTCATGCCCTCCGTCTTCCTTCCTGCCGGCCACTCTGAGCCTGTATGCCTCTATGCGTGCTAGCCACCTCGCCGTGGCGTGCATGTCTTCCTGCACGTCGTGCACCCTGTCAGTGAGCGTCGACACCTGCCATATCAGGGCAATATTGGCCCCGCAGAGCGCAAAGAGCGCCACGAGCACTGTCATGCTGTCTCCCATCCTTCGTCCTCCTAGCTCCTAGGCTTATTTCTGCGCATCGTCCGCATCTGCCGATCTGAAGCAGTACCCGGACCCCGGAACCGGGCGCATCCAGACGGAGCACATGCCGGTGTCATAGCTCCTGCAATGCCTGCAGCGGATTAGCGGAGCCGATTCCATTACCTCCTCGTCTCCATCTCCAAGATCCTGGACAAGCACGATGCGCTCCTCGATCTCTCCTACCATATCGTCCTCCAAGACATTACATGCGTTCCATGCGTTCCGGATATATATCGATGCCTATCTCCTGCGCTACTGCCATCTGGACCATGGCGGCATGGCTCTGGTCCCAGCCATCCATGCAGTAGAGAACTTCCCATATGAAGCCATCGGGCTCATGCCATAGAAGCTCCTTGAGGAGCATCGCCGACATTTCATGGAGGTCTGCATTCGGGACCATGATGCGATAGGGATTGAAGACATCCCTGGCACCCATGTCCCTCAGCCATGCCTCATGCTGCTCGTATCTCTTTACATCCTCAGAACTGAACGGCCTGCCGACAGGACCAGCCAGAAAGACCCTTCTTCCGCCGAACTGATCTCTGAAGTAGCAAGGGAACATGTTCATCCCTTATCGCCTTCCATCTGCAAAACGCGGAAGAAGCGGTGCATATCCTTCCACTTCGATTCCGAGCTGGCACCCCCATTCAGAGCACACAAGCTCGTCATCAATCATCCCTGCCTCCTTGCACCCATGAATTCCAGATCGTCCACGATCACCGAGATGGCGCTCCTCTGCTCTCCGTCCTTCTCCCAGGACTGCCACCGGAGATGGCCTTCTATGGCGACCTTCGTGCCCCTGCGCAGCCAGTCGGAGAGAGACTGCGCACGCCTGCCGAACAGCGCGCATTCCACGTAGTTGGCGCGCTCTCCCCAGCTGCCGTCAGGCTCGCGCACCGCGTCGTTCACCGCTACGGCGAACGTGAGCACGGGATTGCCCGACTGCGTCTGCCTGAGGAGCGCATCGCGCGTGAGGTTTCCCGTGATCGTCACCCTGTTGATGGACATCAGCCTCTCCTTCCGTAGATCCTGCCATCCTGCCCCTGGCACCTGATGAGGCTGCACATGCCCGAGAGCCTCGATACGATGGCCTTCGCCGTCGCCTCGTCCCCGCGCTCCGCAAGCCTCGCCGCGAGCTCTGACGGAGCGAGCTGGGAGGTGACGATGGTATGCGCCGAGCACTGCGCCCATCTGGCGTCAACGATCGAGAAGAGCTCCGCCAGAATCCATGGGGTCGGCGGCTCCTTCCCGAGATCGTCCAGGACGAGGAGCCCTGCATCCTTTGCCTGGGAGAGCCTGCGCTCCCGCACCTTCGATGTAGGCATAAGATCTGTCGCAAGGTCGACAGACGAGACGTAGAGCGCCCCTCTGCGCCCCATCTTCAGCCATCCTGCCATGACTGCGCATGCCATCGTGGTCTTGCCTGTCCCCACATCGCCGAAGAGGTAGAGCCCCTTTCCCTCTCCCAGGGCCGAGGCGCGCTTCGTGTCTGGCTGGACATTCCGAAACCTCGCAGGCACGCCTGCCGCCTCCATGGTCGGCTCGATGCTCGCCGATGGCGGCTTGATGCCGTATGCCTCGCGGAACTCCTCCTCCGTCATGTATGAGCCCGTGTCGATGATCCGCTTCATGCCACGCCTCCTACCACCTCGACGAGCCCTGCCTGGTCATATGCGGCGAGCGCAGGCGCCGCACGGGTGCCGAGGGAGCGCGCCCGCTGCAGGTAGCCCTCGAACTTCGTCTTTGCAAGGAGCGTCTCCGGTCTGAGGTATGCCCTCATCCTGCGGTCATCGAGCCATTCCGCCGCCATGCCGTCTGCGACTGCACAGAGGTCCTCTGCCGTGTAGCCGTCCCTGAGGCGTGCGCTCACATGCTCGAGCGTCGATGATGAGCCTGGCCTGTAGTCGGTTCCGCAGGCTGCGTTGAGATGGGAGATGAAGGCATCGGACGCAGCGCGCACCTGTGCGCGCCATTCCCCGTTCTTCTCCTTCTCCTTCTCCTTCTCCTTCTCCTTCTCAGTATCATTCGGAGCAGATACGATTTTGGATTCCGTATCATGCGTATCTGATACGCCTTCCGTTTCCGTATCATGCGAACCGGATACGCCATCGGATTCCGTATCATTCCGCTTCTCTTCATGCGACCAGCGTGCATTAACTGCCTTGGTTGCCGCGCTCGATTTGGCTGCGCTCATGGCGATACGGCCCTTGAAGGCAAGGAATACGAAATACCACGTATCCTGGCACGGCTCTGGCTCCTTGCCCTCGAAGCCGAACTCTATAAGCGCTTTTGCGAGCTCCGCTCCCTGATCCTGCGGAAGCTGCTCCATGACCTCGTACATGTCCTCCTGGATGCTGATCTTCATACTCTCACCTCGCTGCCGTACCTGCCTGACAGCACCCTCATGTATGCCGCCTTCGCCATATCCGGCGATATGCCCATGAGCGCTGCCGCCTCGTCGAAGTCCATGCCCTGGCGGATGTGCTCATAGCATCTGATATCGGCCTGCTTCCCCATCTTCTTCGTCGGCCTGCCCTCTCCTCCGAGCCTGCGCCTGATGCACGCCTGGACAAGCCTGATTGCACGAGCTGCCGTATCCGCATCGAGCATGACCTTGATGGGAGGTCTGTCTATCGTGTAGACGATGAGCTTCCCGCCTATGAGCTTCTGGGCCTTGTCATCTGCCTTTGCCATCCATTGCCCTCCTGAAAGTCTCTGCCGCCTCGCTGTCACGTCCTGGCATCACGTGCCCATAGATCCTCAATGTCGTAGCCACATCTGCATGCCCCAGCCTCTCGCTCACGGTCTTCGCATCCGTCCCGTTCATGAGCAGGAGAGTTGCGTGGGTGTGTCTGAGCGTATGGAATGTCGCTGACCTTGGCAGCCCGAGCATGGCCGCGACCCGCCTGAAAGCGCGGGATGCGGTCGTCGGCCTCATCCATCCGCCACGCGGGCCCTGGATGAGGGGATCGTCGATGCCAAGGCGATGCCCGTCCGATACATAGAAATCGGCTACGCAGGATGCGGCATCGTCATCGAGCGAGACAGTCCGCGACCTGCGGCCCTTGGTCCTGGGCTGGCGGACCGGAGCATGGCCGCTACGCTCGACCACAGTCCCGCTCACGACGAGCGTCCTCCTGCCTGGATACCAGTCCCTGCGCCTGAGGCCGCACACCTCTCCGGCGCGCATGCCGGTCTCGAGTGCGACGTAGATGCACATCGCCTCTCTCCTGATCCTGTCGGTCGATGCAGTCCTGATCGCATCTGTCAGCCAGCTTTCGAGCCTCTTTACCTGTTCATCGGTGAGCGCCTGCACCTCGCGAGCCTGTCTCCTCGGAGTCCATGCTCCATCTGCCGGGTTGCCGTCCACGATTCCAAGCTGGGCCATGTGGCCGAAGAATACTGACAGGAAGCGGTGCAGCCCGATCACTGTCGATGGAGCGAGCCCGGCGTCGGCGATGAGCGCCTGATAGAGCCTGCTCAGATCTGCGGACCCTATTCCTGCCGCATCGCGTCCATTGAGGGATGCGGCATACCCTGCATAGAGCCTGTACGTCCTCATCGAGTTTGCTGGATATCCCGACTTTTCCAGGAACTCGAGATGCCGCTCCATCAGGTCGCCGAACTTTGCCGATGTACCGATCGCTGCGGCCTCTCCGCGTCCCATGAGCCATGCCGCGACATACGCAGATACCTTGCCGTCCGGAAGGTTGTCCGGAATCCTGTGATATGGCCTTATCGGCCTTCCGGTCACGGGATTGCGCCCGAGATATGGCCGCACATAGCGGGAGCCGTCAGGCGCCCTCTTTATCTCGATCTCTGTCTTGTCCATGTCCATCCTCATCTTTCCCCCAGGCACGATGGCGGCACCGGCCAGATGCGGTCGGTAGCGCCCGGAGCCAGGCTGCCGCACCTTGAGACGCACCGCAGGGCCCAGAAGGAACGAGTCGCCGTTCCATGAGAGGGAAGATGGCCCTGTGGCCTTGCCGCGCACATGCAGATGTCGGTCGCGAATCGGTGCCGCCATCGTGCCTGAGGGACGCTGCTACCTCTTCTGCCGTCCGTCCATCTCGCCCATGATCAGCCCGAGGATGAAGCCCATCACGATGCCGACCACGACGAGCCAGTCACTGACCACTAGAGCGCCTCCTTGTCGAACATGCACTGCCTCGTCTCGATCTTCATCTTCGGATGCCGCTCGAGCAGCCATCTGGCAAGCAATGACGTGTCCGAGTTGTTGATGCCGTAGGCGTGCGTCCGTCCGGCTGCATCGTGGAACGGAACGCCATGAAGCACTGCATGCCCTTCGTAGCGCTGCCGCTCGATGAGGAACTTCGTGGAGACCCTGCGGCCCATTGCGTCGATGGCGATTGCCGCCTGCTCCATCTCTTCCACGGCATCGCTGTTGCGGTCTATCCACTGGCGGAAGAGAAAGAGGCGGTCCTCCGTCTGGAGCGGCCATGCGTAGAAGTCTAGGCGCTCCTGCCTCATCACATGGCTCACCGTCTGGTCGTAGCTGTCGGTATTCATCAGGAGCGCCTCCTCGCAGGGACATAGGACGGCACCGGAAGGGTGCGCTCCTCCCACTCGTCCCAGGACCTCACCCAGTCATCGAGCTCGTCCGTCGAGATGAGGCACGCTATCTGCGGGCTCCCCGAGGCCGAAGGCTTGCGGTAGGCGTGTATGGCCCCCTGCTTGATGGCGCACATGATCGCGTCGTGCGAGATGTGCAGGTACTTCATGGCGCCTCGTATCGATACCCACGTCATGCCAACATCATCTCCACGAGAGGACGGATCCACCAGGACCAGCTTTCGGCTCCTACAAATCCGCAGGCAGCCAGGAAGCAGTGCGCTGCCAGCTCCCAGGCTGTGAGCCCGAGGATGGCTGAGACGATGAGGCTCTGGATTGGATGGTGTATCATGTACTCATGCATGCGATTCTGACCTTTCGCGTGTGTGGTGCCTGCTGTCTGAGCTACCAGATGGCAGGCGTTTGTTTATTTGTCCTTGCTCGACAAAAAAATATCCTCTAAATCGCACTTCAGAAGCCTGCAGACCGCCTTAGCCTGCTCGATTGACATTCGCTCCTGGTTTGCCTCGTAGATTCCATAGGTCTGCCTGGTAATACCAAGCTTGTCAGCGACTTCTTTCTGTGTCAGGCCGCGCATCTCGCGGGCCTCTCTTAAACTCTGCATGTCCCTCCTTTCGACACCGCCTATGTTAGTTAATCAAACCTTGCAATGTCAATAAATTCTGACAAGATTGTTTGTTGAAGAGACATTTAAGGAGGTCTCATGTCCGTCGCAGCAAACATCAAGCATCTACGCGAGAGCGTCAACCTTACTCAGAACGAGCTTGCAGATAAGTTAGGCGTAGCTCGCACAACCGTCACCCAATGGGAAAACGGATGGTCGAAGCCGCGTATGGGAATGGTTGAAAAGCTTGCCACGGTTTTTCATGTAAGTACCTCTGACATAGTTGCCGAAGGCCCAGTAAATCAGACCAGTAATGCCGAGCTTGACAGAATATGCCGCAATTACCGAGACATGTCTGACGAGGGTAAGCAGGCACTTGCGGCCACCAGCGACGCACTGCTTTCGGTCTTCGAAAAACGTGCGGGGGGGGGTCCTTCCATGGAGAACGATGAATAGCCAACAGGCTTGTACGTTCCTGCAATCCGAAAGGACATGGCATGTTCGAAATCGTGAAGCATCTTGTCAGAAAGCATGCGGAGAACCGGAAGGATGCCTTGCTGGAAGGTCCCTGCGAGGAAGACCGAGTATACGTCTACAACGGGTATCCACTCTGCGATGTGGAAAACGGCGAGACATTCTACGCAAAGGTGATCACCAGACCCGTGACCATGAAGAGCGAGACTACGGGTACCGTGTGGCATACCGCGACCGATGGCGGGGTTGCCCTGTCGTATGACGGCGTGGTCTTCGGTGGAACCAGCTGCTACGAGAATACTTTCAGGGCCCTTGCCGACGAGGGCTACCACATCAAGGTCAAGATGCGCCGCACTGGCATGTATGCTCGGAAGGTTCCAAAGGTTCAGATGCTCCTCCCCTCAAAGGCAGCCATGGACCTGATGCGCGACACGGGGAAAGCCATTCCGCCTGGCTCCGATGTGATTGTCCTGGGCGTATCAGGGTGGGATGGCCCGAAGAGGGATTTCGATGCCCCATTGAAGACATACTGGATCAAGCCATCTCAGGGATCCAAGGCAAAGCCCAAGATCGGCATCAATTTCAATGGCACGAAGGTCCATGAACTGACGGCAAGAAGCCAGGCATACAAGCCACTCTCCGTACATGTCGGGGAGACTCCGCTCATTGCAGCCTGTACAAGGCACAAGAGCACCTCCGGAGATAGCTATGAGCGTATAGCCTTTGCTTTCAGCAGGTGATTCTCATAATCCAACGCGTTCCTGGCGAGCTGAAAGGATGCAGCGATGACGATCGGAATGAGGAAGCCTTCTGTCAGGAAATCCTTCAGGGCACGCACGACCGGCAAGGCCAAGAGGAAGATGAGGAAGGCTGTGAATCCGTTCTACGGCCGGAAGGGCATGGGCTTCATGAAGAGCCCCAAGAAGTCCGTGAGGGCTGCTGTATACAGGAGGAACACCTTCTCGGTCATGGACCTTTTCAGGAAGCATGGCAACAAACGCTGATTCTGGGGCGTATGGAGAAAATCGATTGCAATGACAAAGCATTTCACATATAAGTTAAATCGGAGGTGCGATGGATGCTGCATACAGGATCATCGAGCATGACATCGGCGGCGGACGATCTGTGCTTGTTCTTTCCCCTGACGGAAGAGATGACTTCCTGAGCAAGATGAAAGCCAGGAGAGGAGACCGGTCTAGGTACCGCCTTATCGTGCGGGCTGTCTCGCGCCTAGTCCAGCGCGGTGAGGCACCATTCAGAGAGACTATGGTAAGGGTTCTCGATTCAGAGCTGTCTCTCATAGAGATAAAGGTTCCTGGTCAGGTGATACGCGTCATGGCTTACCGGGGAGAGAAGCTGGTGCTGCTGTTCGATTTCGATGGGCATCAAGGGAGCGGGAAGATCGCGACGAAGGACCTGGAACGCGGAAGAACTCTTGCGAAGCATGCGAAGCGCGCACTAGAAGACTGAAGGAGGAGACTGAGATATGGCAATCGTGAAGGGAGAGAGCTTTTCCGATGCCTTCTATGGGAAGGAGAGCGCAGACGAGAAGCTTGCCGATTATCTCATGGATCTATGCGAACTTGTCTATGACCGCATGGAGGAGCTCGGAATGAGCAAGTCAGATCTTGCGAGGAAGCTCGGGATGCCTCCTAGCAGGATTACCAAAATCTTGTCCGGAGAATCTAATATGACCCTCAAGACAATCTCCCAGCTCGATGCAGCTCTCGATCTCGATCTTAACCTGCTGGATGCTGCCGGATGCCGGCAAACACCGGGAGAGCATCATGGCAAGATCAATTGGACTGGAGAAGAACAGCACAGCAAGTGGGATCTGAATGGGCTGGCATCAGAATGCCATACGCCAGGCGTACATCTCGTCTGCCTCAACGGAGGTGTTGCGGCATGAGATCAGGAGATATACTCGCTCCGGTACACATCAACAGTATGTACGTCAAGAAATCGAGCCTCTCGGTCGGTGATAGCCCAGCCGATTCCATGGAGCTGAAATTCGACATCAACTGCACCTATAGCGACCTGGGGTTCGACAAGGATGCTGGCGAGTACGCTCTGGCAACCACGCTAGACGTATCGGCGAAGCTCGTGAATGCAGACGACGGCCAGGATATCCGAGCCGAAGCAATGGTCCAGGTCATTGCCGTCGTTTCTGCGAAAAAATCAGAGCAGTTAGCTTCGGAAGAGGCAGCTACGCAATACCTCAGGCTGAACGGCGCATCAATGGCTTATTCGCATGTGAGGTCGCAGATAATGGCGATGACATCGATGTCGCCCATGGGAATGCTTACCCTTCCTCCGATAAACCCGGGGCTGCTAGTGGAAGACTCAGCAGGCAGCAGCGCAGCTGAATAGCCATATACCTTAATTGACGCCCACAAGCCCGCCGCTTCCGCGGGCTTGTTTCGTCATACGGAAGGAGCGGATATGGGAAAGAAATCTCCTGCTGGAAGCATCCGAGAGATACAGCCTGGCGTGTGGCAGGTTTCTGCCATGCATGGCTACACCCGGGAAGGGAAGCGCAGGAGGGCATACCGGACGGTCCATGGCACAAGGGCCGATGCCGACGAGGAGCGCCTGAGGCTCCTGGCGGACATGGGACGCTACCCGACACTCGGTGACCCTATGACGATGGACGAATACTATTGGTGCCATTACAGCCCCGACCGCCATGCCACGACCACGCAGGCCAATGCCAAGACCCATGACACCATATGGCGCTGCCACATCTCCCCTGAGCTCGGAAGCAGGGATATAGGCAGTCTCACCTATCAGGACATAAAGCACTGGATAGAGATGCTCCCTCCGCAGTCTGCGCCTAACTATGTGAGGACCATGAGGTCGGTCCTTGCGCAGGCTGCCTATGACGGAGTGATCCCCGAGTCCCCGATGGAGAACAGGCGCTTCAGGATGCCCAAAGGGCGCGACACCACGCCGAAGCCCGTCTGGGGCGCCCAGGAGGTCATGGAAGCCCTGGGCCGTCCCGCCTTCCGTGAATCTCAGCTCTTTGCCCTCTGGTGCCTCATGTGCGGAGGCGGGCTCTCCCGCTCCGAGGCTCTTGCTATCGACTGGGAGGGCATCCGTTGGGAATCCGCCCTCGGGATGGATGGCAAGGAGCACTGGACAGCCTATGTGAGCATCGATCACGCCATCACGACTGAGGATGGCCTCAAGGGCCCCAAGAACTCCAGGCGCTACAGGTCGGTGCCGATACCTTCGGTCTTCGCAGACCCTCTCCATGCCATCCGGTCCTCGGGTCCCATATGCCAGAGCACGAGATACACGAAGGATGGCGGGAAGCCGACAGGCCACCGGCTCACGCCGGACAGGGTGCCGGCGAAGTGGAGGTCCTACTTCGCCGAGGGCGGATGTCTTGAGGGGATCCCATTCGTCTGGCTGAACCGCATGCGCGCCACCTACGCTACCCTCATGCAGGGCGCGGGCATCGACTCGACGCTGATAAATGCTTTGCAGGGGCGATCTCAGAACTCAGAGGTGCTCTACTCGAACTACCTCAATCCACGCCAGGATGCATTCGTCCAGGCCGCCAAGCGCCTACAGGACGGTCTCGAAACCGGGTAG